AAGACTTTTATGAGCCTTACAAGCGTAACAGACAAGAAACACGAGACGCAATGACTCCGGCACAGCAAGAAGAAGATACTGTGTTTTGGGAAATCTTTGACGAGTTTAAAGACTTTGTTAGTACTAAGACTAACTGTACAGTTATGCGTCATCCGCAACTAGAAGCAGATGACTTAATTGCTGGCTGGGTGCAAGCACATCCTAATGACAATCATGTTATTATCAGTACCGACGGTGACTTTGCACAACTAATTGCTCCTAATGTACGTCAGTACAACGGTATACAAAACGTTACAATTACACACGAAGGTTACTTTGACGACAAAGGTAAGCCTGTAGTAGATAAAAAGACAGGTGAGCCTAAGGCAGCACCTAATCCTGAATATATGTTGTTTGAAAAATGTATGCGAGGTGATACAAGTGACAATGTTTTCTCCGCTTATCCGGGCGTTCGAAAGAAAGGTACAAAGAATAAAGTTGGCTTATTGGAAGCATTTGACGATAAGTCCACGAAAGGTTATAACTGGAATAATCTTATGCTACAGCGTTGGGTTGATCATAATGGTGTTGAGCACCGTGTTTTGGACGACTACAACCGCAATGTAACACTATGTGACTTATCTGCACAGCCAGCAGAAATAAGAGAGATAATTAATAATACAGTTAAAGAAGTAGAACCTAAAGACATTACACAAGTTGGTATGCGTCTTATGAAATTCTGCGCTAAGTGGGATATGCAACGTATTGCAGATCAAGCACAACAATATTCAGTTCCTTTACAAGCGAGGTATATTAAATGACAGTAAATGCAAAAGAAGTATTAAAAGACAAGTTTTGGATTGTCGAATCTCAGGGCGAACGTGTAGGAACTCTAACCGTTAATGAAGAGAAACAATTTATGTTTACTAATACTAAAGGTACAGTATTTTTTAAAAATGCAAAACATCTTAAAAACAACTTAGGCGAAATTGATTGGGTTAAAGATAATAAAACAACAATTAACGATGCAGATAAAGAAGTATATGGCTATCCTACTAGCTGTACACCTTATAATCCGTTGTTTAATGTTCAAGCTAAGTTACCTCTTTTTACAAAAAGTGAAAAGTCTAAGAGCCTGTATTGTGCAGGATATTTTATTATTAAATTCGAAAAAGGTTGGGTTAAATCTTTTTGTCCTAAACTTATCACTGTAGAACGTTACGAAACTCGAGGTCCATTTAAAACAGATTTAGAAATGCGCCAGGAACTAAGTAAAGCAAATGCAAGGTAATTTGTTATTTGTAGGATGTAGTCATACAAACGGTTTTTGGCAAGATCCTACAACAGGCGATAAGCATATATGGGACGATAATAATTATGCACAAATTTATGCTGAATCTTTAGCAGATCAGCAGTGCTATATCTATTCTTCTTCAGGTGCGCCTAATAACAAATATCCGAGATGGATTAAACACGTTCTTAATAACCATTTAGTTTCTGGTATTGTAATTCAATCTACGTACTGGGATAGATGGTTAATGGGTAATAATACAGATCTACAGTTTAGACAGCTAGATGTAGACCATTTTACTCGTACATACAAAGAAGACGAAAAATATATTTTATACGACGACTTTAATACTAAAGACTATAAAGCCATAGAGTGGAACGAAAAGGCAAAATGGGAAAGTATTGGTATGTATGATGAAGGTTATCCCGAACTAAACGGTGGATATGACTGGCCAGGCTTTGATACTAACTATATGCACATGAAGTTTCATACTGAAGTAGGTACACATCTTAAACACGAAGAATACTGTAAGGATATTGCTTTAATAGACTTTATGAGTGATGTTCCTGTATATGTATGGCGTATAAACGATCGTGTACAATTTCCTGATAATTTTAAAACTTACTCAAACTTACCTAATACTAAGGTTTTTAGGACACCAGCTAATGTATGGATCCAAGAAAACTTAAATATTAATATCGAAGACATGAAGTTAGACGAAGAACATTATACTACTGAAGTTCATGAGCTAATTGCAAAACATTTTATACCGGAGTTATTAAATGGATCCTATTAATACACAACCTATACAACAATTTATTGCTAGTGTAAAATCTGCAGATGCTAAAAATGCAAGAGAAATTAAATTAGATATACAAACATCTAAACGACTTGCGTTTGCTTTAGGAGAAGTTATGGCTAGATTAAACGGTGATTTAGAAAAACTTCTTCAACAGAAGCAAAATCAAGACGAAACTGTAGTAGTACAGTTAGGCAGCACTACTTCTGATTGGAAGTAAACTACGTAGATAACCTCTAAAAGAGATAAATATATGCGTATATTATTTAAAGGATACGCATTTATGAGCAGACCTAAACCAACGGTGCTTCTTGAAAATATCGATAAGAAGACATACAAAAGCGAACAAGTTTTAAAGTCAGAAGCCATATGGGCTGTATTTTATAGAAGTGAGCCATTTAATCTTAAAAGCTCAAATATTCTTACAAACTACCCCGGACCTAAGTATAAGAAGACAAGTTTTTCAAACCCAGGACATGCACACAATTTAGCAAAAAAACTTAACGACATGTTCAACACAGACGAGTTCGAAGTATATCGTTTAACTTCTGGAACTATAGAGTCTGAAGATTAATTTTAGTTTTATCTATAATATCTATATATTTTTGATAGTCTCTAACTATATCAGGGATGCCTATTTCTGATTTTACAATATCTATTGCATGTTGTTTATTATATATTGTAACCTCTTTCATTTGTTGATTTAGAACGTTTAAATCTTTATTTGACAACTTAGCTAATTGCTCTACAATCATATTGCATCTTTTAATATCATCTTGTTCTTTATCAAACGAATAATCAATAATACTATCGTACAATTTAAACCCCATATATTTTAGATGATTATGTATTCCTGGAAAACCGAAAACTAAAAAAGGCTTTCCAAAAATAAAATTCTTATATGTCTTTTCAGTTATAAAAGGAACATCAGTAAAAGTTTCTGTAACTAGATTAATTAAACTTTGATGCACTTCTAAGGGCAATGTTCTTAACTTAACTTCAGGGTCTTGATTATAATTATCAATTGTAACGTGTTTGTATCTCCAATACTTAGGAACGTAGTCATTAAAATGTTTATTAACATTCTTTGGGTCTTTATCGTTCCAAGAATATATGTTTGTATCTAATAAATTATATTTTTTTAAAGTGTCAAGCATTATTACTCTATGTAAATGCGGTCTAGCATTTAAACAAGTAAAAAGATATTTGATTTCTGTATCTGGTGTGTCAAATTCTTTGTTCATTGCTATCATATGATACAAAAAGAAATTAGGCCAAAGATGTAAGTTTACTTTTGATTTAAAATATGTTTTATACCACTTAGAATCATAGCCGCCCATTACCGCAGTTATCTTTTTCTTTTTTAATTCTTTTGTATTAAATCTAGTTATTTGAGCTTCTTCAGGACTTAGTATTAATATATCAGAATAACACTTACATGCTTCGCTAAGATGCATTTCTTTTTCCCAAACTTTCCAAATATACTGCATACTATACTGCCTTACATAAATATATTATATACGTAGTTAATATTTATTATGAATTGGAAAGAGACATACACTAAAGTTTTTCTAAAACAGTTAGAAAAAAGCACAGACGAAGCAACTGTACAACAGTATATGTATCTCTGGTGGCAAAACACTCGAACAAAGTCATCTGGAGGATTACGTTTAACAGAAGCTGGATACAATGTATTACAAGATATAGGCATAGAAGTCTATGATATACCATATCCGCCAGATATGATAATTACTGCACAAATAATAGTGTTTTTAGATAAGTTTATAAACTGTCCGTACTACTTAAATAATCGAAGTATTGTAGTTACTGATCAACGGAAGGCAGTAGAACTAACACTTTTTAGTGGCGATGTAAGAAAATATGGCTTAATAAAGGCTATGAAAAGACAAGAAAATTCCTAAGTTATTGTTTTAAAACAAGATCTTTCTACTAAAAACGGTTGACATTTGATGCTATTGAACGTATTATATATACATAGTTAGAAAAAACAGAGGGAAATATACTATGTCAGAAGTAACTC